GGATCAGCCTATTCAGCTAATCATGAACCAGGCCCGTACGGCAGAACTGGGGGTGAACATCCACCCTGTTAGCGCCGACGCGGACAAGGAAGGCGCCGAGATCCGACAGGGCTTGTATCGACGTATCGAGAGGGACTCGAACGCCAATCAGGCTCGGTTGTGGGCACTTCAGCGTGCGGTCATAGCTGGCCGTGGGGTGTATCGGGTCAACACCAAGTGGGATGAGGACTCAGATCCTCAGGGTCCTGGGGCTTTCGACCAAGAGATCGTGATTGAGCTTATCCTGCACCAAGAGAGCGTTTACTTCGACCCGGCAAGCACCAAGCCTGACTGTTCGGATGGGAACTGGGTCATCTTTGCGGCTTGGATGGATCGGGACAAGTTCAAGAGAGAGTTTCCGAATGCCTTCAAGGACGGCGAAGAGGGCAATCCTGACGATGATCTGACGTGGGACAACCTCCAGATGAACAGTCCCGGCTGGGTCAGAGCGGACGGGGATGAAAAGTCCTTCTTGGTGTGTGAGTACTGGTATCGGGAGATCGAGAAGGAGACTATCAGTTTCGGGGGCCGTGAGCGTACGCGGGATATCGTGAGCGTTAAGTGCGCCAAGATGATGGCTTCGAAGGTTCTGTCTGTGGAGGACTGGAACGGGCACTTTATCCCCTTCATTCCGGTCATTGGGAGGCAGTTGATCCCCTTCGATGGACAGAGGCGCTATGTCGGCATGGTTGGACCATCCAGGGATGGTCAGAGGTTCTACAACTACGCTGCTAGCACGTTCGTGGAACGGCTGGCTCTTGAACCCAAGGCGCCCTACATCATGGCTGAGGGTCAGGAGGAGGGTCACGAGGCGGAGTGGGCACAGAGCAACACCCGGAACCTCCCCTACCTCCGTTACAAGCCCGTAAGCCTAGGGGATCAGCAGGCGCCGCCTCCGGCAAGGTCTCAGATCGATCAGGCCGGGATGAGTCTTGCGATGCAGGCTATGCAGGAGGCGGACAGGTTCATTCAGGCGACCACGAGCGTCTACGACCCTTCGCTAGGTCGGGAAAACCCGAGGGACAAGAGCGGCAAGGCCATTCTCGCGCTACAACAGCAGTCCGATGCCGGTACAAGCCACTTCCTTGCCTCTCTGGGCGACGTAAGCATGCCGTATGAGGCTTTGGTCGTCTTGGACCTAATGCCGGCGATCTACGACCGTCCAGGACGTATAACGACCATCGTACAGGGGGATGATGACGAAGCTAAGCACATCATGCTGAATCAGCCCTTTGTGCCCGGGCAGAATGGTGGGTTGCCGCAGGAGGTAATGCCTCAGCCGGGAATGCCTCCTCCGCAGGAAGCCAAGACATACGATCTGACCAAGGGGAAGTATGGCTACGCCATCGATATCGGAAAGAGCTTCCAGACGCGGATGCAGGCTGGTCAGGAGGCTTATGGGCAGATCATCTCGAACGCCCCAGAGATGCTCATGGTCATCGGGGATCTGTTGTTCAGGAACAGTGACTTTCCGGGAGCGACTGAGACCGCGGATCGGATGAAGAAGCTGATTCAGCAGAAGAACCCCAGTTTGCTCGATCAGAACGACCCCGGACAACAGGCACAGGCTGAGCTCGAGGCTGCTAAGGGTCAAATGCAGCAGATGCAGCAGATCATGCAGCAGATGGACGAAGCCTTGAAGACGGACAAGGTCAAGGCTGACGCGGACATCGAAAAGACCAAGATCACCACGGCTGCACAGGTTGAGCTACAGCGGATGAAGGACGCTACGAGTATTGCGGTGGCTGAGATCAATGCTCGTGCCAAGGGTGCGGTTTCCCAGATGGAGGCAGAGCACGCCGAACTGGCGACTGGGATCGAGCAGTCCCACGAGGCCGAACAGGCCGATAGGGACCGTGCTCACGAGGTCGCTATGGCGGCCATGGGGCACCAGAACGCACAACAGGCTATGGCAGAGGGTGCGGCTATGGAGCCTGCTCCTGGTGAGGCTCCGGAGGCCCCTGAGCCGATGGAACCTAGCGAGCCGGCCGAATGAAGGTCACTCAAGGCAACTTCACAGCAGTAGTTGGAAAGGCAGAGGCTGCTCTGACCAACGAACAGGTCACGCGGGACCGTGTTCAGGGTCTAGAAACGTGGGCGAACGCGGTAAATGGGCTCCTGATGCGTGGTTTCTGGGGCCGGATCAAGTGGGTGTTGTCTGGGAGATAATACGTGTTGCATTTCGGATACTGAGGTCTAGAATCTATGGCAATGAGTGATTCTGGCGGGTTCGTCAGTGCGGAAAGCGAAGGCTTTACCGTCAGTTCAAACACCGAGACAGCCGAAGGACTGGCAGACAACCTCGCTTCAGAGGCTCCGGACGAGGTTTCCGAAGCTGCCGCCAAGCTAGGCAAGAAGGGGGGCAAGGCTAGTGCAGCTACCCGATCTGCAAGAACAGATTCGGACGGAAGCGAGTCTGGAGAGGGACTGGAACAGCCTGAAGACGGGGAGGAGGCACAGACCACTCCCGAAAAGCCTCTTGGCAAGCCCAGAGACGACCCCAAAGCCCGAATGCTCGAGGCCACCCGCAAGGAAGCTGAGGCCAAGAGAGAGGCTCGGCGGCTAGCCGAGGAGAACGCGGAGCTCAAGCGTCGGTTTGAGTCCTACCGACCTCCCCAGCAGGAACAGGCGGCCCCCAAGGACCCGAACGCTCCCCCCGACAAAGCCGACTTCGATGACTACGAGGCTTACATCGATGCTCGAGCCGAGTGGAAGGCACGTCAGGAGTGGGCCAGACAGAGACAAGAGGCCGACCGAGATACCTGGGTCAATGCACAGGCCAAGCGAATGGCTGATGCTGTTGACTCGGACATGTCCAACTTCACGGGCAAGATGCAGGCCGTAAAGGAGACCAATCCGGAGCGTATCGAGGCTTTGCCTCCGGAGATGATGGATGCCTTGGTTCCTACGTGGATGCTCGAGCCGGGGCAGACGATCACTCAGCGAAACGTGATGGCTGATGAGATCATGAAGCTGGATCATCCGCTAGAGGTCTTGGAGCATCTGAGCCAGATCACCGAATTTCAGCGTATCGCCACGCTGTCAAACCCGCCTGCTATTACGCGGGCGTTGGCGAGACTTGACGCAAGGTTTGAGGCTGCTACAGCGGCCGTCAGTCCCAAACCGACGATTAGCAAGGCGAAGCCTCCAGTCCGGGCCGTGGCTGGATCGCCTGGTGCCGTTGAGCGAGACGAGGACTCATTGTCTATCGATGAGTTCCTGACCAGAGAGGTTGGTCGGTCCGCTCATCGGTAGGAGAGTCGCCACATGGCGAATACGCTCATTACGCCCTCGTGGGTCACCAAAAGTGTGGCTGCGGGGTTTCTCAACGAGATCAAGTTCGTTTCGCACTTCGACCGTCAGTACGACGACCAGTACGAGATTGCGGGAGCCAAGGTCGGTTTCACGGTCAATGCTCGTATGCCTCAGCGGTTCATGGCGACTCATGGTCAGGCTTTGCAAGTTCAGCCTCTCTTTGATTCGACCGTTCCGATCACCCTCAATGACCAGATCAACACGGCTTGGTCCTACTCTTCGGCTTCTGGCACACAGGAAGTCGAGGACGTTCGGTCGCGGTACGTTCAGCCTGCTGCTGAGACCATCGCGAACGCTTGCGACGTACTGGCATACACCACGGTCATCCGAGACGTTTACTCGTCCGTGGGAACCCCTGGTACGACTCCTTCCACGACTCTGACCTACCTTCAGGCTGGTGTGAAGCTGACGGACCTGGCTGTAGGGATGGGCCGACGGAATGCGGTTCTGGATCCGCTGGCTATGGCGACGATTGCCAACACCAGTTCTACCCTGTTCAATCCTACCGGGACGATCTCTGCTAACTACCGAAACGGGCAGTTTGCGGGGAATCAGCTTGGGGTGGATGGGTGGTTCCAGGATCCGAATGCTTACGCGTTCACCACGGGTACTTTCACGGCTTCGACTCCTCTTGTGGATGGTGCCAACCAGACCGGATCCACGATCAACATCAATGGTTGGGCTTCTGGTGCGACCTTCTTGAAGAAGGGCGACATTTTCACCATTGGTGGGGTGTTCGGGGTCAATCCTGTCTCGTACACGTCCACAGGACGTCTCCAGCAGTTCGTTATCACGGCGGACACGAATGATGCTACGGGTGTTACGGCGACTTTGCCGATTTCGCCTTCGATCATCACTTCTGGTCCACTCCAGACCGTT